TGGAGATATACGATATGGTATTTCGTTTGCTCATGGTGGTTATGATGCCTTCATTCGACGTCATGGCCCTGATTTATTCAATAGAAAATTCATTGAAGCTGATGTGTCTGGGTGGGATCGCGTACTTGCGATTTTAAAAGAAGTTTGGGCCATGCGTGAGCGTGGTCTTGGAGCTCTTTTACCAGATAAAAGTAAGTTTTTTCAGTGGGTTAAAGATAATACATTGAATTCTTTTCTTCTTTTGCCTAATGGCGATTTGATTAGAAAAAATTGGGGTAATAATTCTGGTTCAGGTACGACTACGTCTGACAATTGTATTGCTCATCAGATAATAATGGATTATTTGAGATGTCATTTGTCAGACGAAGGTTATTGTGCTATACAGGATGTATTGGCTGACGTTTATGGAGATGATTCTTTGACTTCACTTCTTAGTGCTTTGGAAGATGAAGAGTTGAAGAATATTTGGATATTGGTGTATTCTTTGTTTGGTATGACAATAAAACCCAGTCAGTTTAAAGTCCACACCGGTCCTATAGGTGTTGGTTTTCTGGGTACAAAGTGTGCGATGGTTGGGAATTATTTTGTTCCATATTATAATTCAGAGCGCATATACGCATCCTTGGTTTCAGATATTGCTGCTAAAAGTGATGATGAGACTATTGGAAAATGGTATGCTCTATTGCACTTGTCATGGCACGATGATGAATTGTTTGATGCAATTTCTATTGCGATTTTAAATGCGATTAAAAGTGTAGATGGTCCTTATTCACAGCATTTGCGTGAAAATGGTGTTCCTAGTAAAGATCGAGTTGTTAACAGCTATTGGTTAGGTACTGAAGGACACGATTCGAGCGTGCCCACATGGATGGAGGTGGTTTTTAAAAAGTATGAATACGAAATAAATGGCTGCAATGAGATCAGAACGAAGAGTGATGTCTCACTTGAATCGCTTAATTGCGAATAAACAATTAACAAAGAATGGAAAGGATTGGTTAGTCGTCGCGACTGATCCGTTTCACGATACCGAAGCGACGTGTGAAGGTTATCCGGACGTAGTTAGTTCTCGAACTATTGTCCAGTGTGTTACGCAAACAATAAACATAGAGACTCCCTTGTCCAATGATGATAATTGGGATTGTCATGTGTTTTTATTTCCTAGTACCCCTAGTTGGGATCAAGGAAATGGGGTAGATGTTCTTCCTGGAGCATTCTATCAAACAACAGTTTCTGTAGATGGGAGTTCAACTGAGATTTCGCAGTTGTCTCTTCTTCCTATTTATGCCGGTTATAATGTCATCACTTGTACTAATGGTGCTGACTGGACAACTGC